TGCGGCATCTACTCATGCAAATGCTGGCATGGATGTGGTGCATCATCTTCAGCATGTGGATGGGAAGTATCATGGTATTTGGTATCAGCGTATTTGCCCATGCCCTGCTGATTGCTGGTGTGTTCATCACACTAAGTGTATTTGAAACAGCAAAGCATAGGCCGCAGTATTTCGGTGGCCTTGGCAGAGGCAATGGGGGTGAGCATGATTAAACTGCTTACATGCTGGATGGAGAAAGACCCAGCCAAAGACCCCTTCATGGATAACTGCATTCGTGCTGTATGCCTTGCATTCTTTGGCTGGATGGCGTATCATTTCATAGTAGCACTGATAGAGAGGTTCTCATCATGAATAGATTTATAGTTGACCATCACCCCGATGCAATCGCAAAGCAGTTGTGTGACCAGCACATTGTTAAGATGCCACTGGAAGAAGCACAGATGCTATGCACTACAATGTGGCAACATGCACCCATGTATGCAGAGGAGATGGACTTGTACAAACCTGTGCATCACAAACACCCATGCACTCTGTGGGCAATGGAGACACAGGCTAATTACAGTTTCGCTTGGTTACTGTATGATGCTATGTTAACTGAGTACACATACCGCTATGGCAAAGAGCATGGTGCAGGTAAGCATTGGCTTGCCCTGAAAGAGGGTATGAAATATGTGCCTGAAGGTGCGTTAACACCACACCCCCAATGTTTCAGTGGACACGATGAACTCAAGACGGATGAAAAGTATCCTATTGTGGCCTATCGTGCATTCTATGCAGTTGACAAACTAAAGTTTGCACGATACAACAAAGGACGTGAGATGCCAGCGTGGCTGGCTGAGAGTAAGTACAACCTTGAAAGGAGTATATGATATGGAAATTACAAACAAGGATAGAGAAGAGTTTCTCAAAGCATACAACGAATTGAGAATCATTCTTCAAACAATGCACGAGTGTCAAGACATCTGGATGTCAGACATTGGTAAGTTGGAATCAATGGAGCGTCTTATACACAAGACGATGAAGTTTGTACCACAAACAGATGATGACGGCAGGTCAATCTATTACGCTGATTGGGTGCTTGAAGAAATAGACGAAGACCATTAAAAATCTTCTGGTAATGGGAGAGATGGTATGGTAGGTTATACAAGACAATATCAGTTGCCTAACAACAAATGAAAGGAGAGCATATATGCCTTTTGATATTCCAATGAATGAAATGATTCCAACTGAACTTGACTTTGATGTGGAGTTTGAACCAACTAAAGTGAAGGACAAGAAGTATGTCATCAATGGCACTACAGGTGAGTATCTGGGTGTAGTGGGTGATACCTTCAACTGTGCGAGCCACACTGATTTCTTTGAGGGTGTACACAATACCATCACAGAGAACTTGGGTGAGGACGAGTGCGACAGCATGAACATGAAGTGGAAGACTGCTCGTAATGGTGCATGGGTTATGCTTGACATGACACTTCCCAATGTGATTGCTCGCATTGAGAGTGACAAGCACAGCACCACCATTGCCCAGCGTATCATTGCCCTGCACGGCATTGATGGCTCGTGTTCTAATCAGGTGTACTTTGGGGCAATTGATTTCTTCTGCACCAACGGCATGATTCGTGGTGAACATGACAAGGTGCGGCGCAAGAACACCAGCAACTTCACGATGGACAAGTTCATTCGTGACCTGCGTGAATCTTCACAGTCATTCTACGCACAGTCTGAACGCCTTCAGCAATGGGCTAACAAGCCTCTGTTTGTCGGTGATGTCAAAGACATGCTGGAGCAACTGCTCAAGTCTGACCGGGTTTCAGACAAGATGTTTGCCCTGTACAACCAAGAAGCGAGTGTCCGTGGTCAAAATGTGTGGGCATTGTATTCTGCCTTCACTAACTATGCATCCTATGCTGATGAGCGTAATGGGTTTAACCTTCGCAACACTGGCAAGGATACACAAGCAGTGTCCATGTTCAGCCGTGAACACAAGGTGTCACAGTGGATTGAGAGCAAGCCATTCAAGGAGTTGATTGCAGCATGAAGACAGTAGAAGATTTAGTATTGACATACTATTCTTCCAATGATTTCAGTATGTTGAGGAAGCGTAGTCAGAAGGACTACAAATACTTCCTTGGCATACTGGTCAGCGAGTTTGGTGCCGTGCCATACGAGGAAGTTACTAGCAAGTCTGCCAAACACGCCTACGAAGAATGGGTCAAGCGTGGTATCACTTTTGCCAATCATGTATGCACAGTGTCGTCACTGGTGTACAGGTATGCAATGGAGATGGAATACACCACCATCAATCCGTTTGCCAACATCAAACGCAAGACACCTAAACAACGCAAGGTTGTGTGGACTGAAGATGATATCCGAAAATTCCTGTCCCATTGCTACTCTAACTTTGACTACAGGAACATTGGTTTGATTGTTCACATGGCATACGAGTGGTGCCAAAGACTTGGTGATATGCGATTGCTCACATGGGATGCTATCGACTTTGACACACAGCGTCTACACTTAGAGCAAAGCAAACGCCGTGCGCAGGTAACATTACCCATCAGTGCTGACTTGTGCAGTATGTTGTTGCAACAACAAGATGACTTTGGATTTCAGCAATATGTTGCCCCTCGTCCACGCCCTATGGGCGGTGAATACCATCCGTACAGCATTGACAGGCTATCGAAGGCTGGCAGGGCTGTTATGCGTGAGGCTGGACTGTCGGAAGACATCCGTCTGATGGACTTGCGCAGAACAGGTACAACTGAGATGGTTGAAGCAGGTGTAGGCATGGCACAAATTATGTCGGTTACAGGACACAGTAACCCACAGTCAGTCAAGCCGTACATGAAAAATACATTTGCCAGTGCAAATCATGCGTTGACGACACGACAAATGCATGATATAAGCATAGACAAGTGCCGACAAGGAGAGTGATATATACATGAGTAATATATATAACATTGTAAGTGATATGAGTGTATCTAATGGTGAGACAAAGAGAGTTAATTGTCCTATCTGTAATGGGTACAAGACATTCACAGTGACCAACAACATGGGTTCACTTGTATGGAATTGCTATAAGGCTTCTTGTGGTACTAAAGGTGGCACTCGTGTGCGTCTATCCGTAGATGACATACGGAAGGGATTCGGTGGTGCAGACGAGTTCGCCTCGCAGGACATTTTCTCACTGCCTGAATACATCGTGCCTCACAACTTTGATGTCGCTGAATGGGCGGCAGAGTTGTATGGGTTGGATGCCAAGGCTCTTGGCCTGATGTACGATGTGAAGGAGCAACGGGTGGTGTTCCCTGTACGACATAACAATCGTATTGTGGATGCGACTGGTCGCTCTATGACTAAGCGTCTTCCTAAATGGAAGCGATATGGAAAAAGTGGCTTGCCTTATGTCTCAGGACATGGTAAAGTCGCCATAGTTGTTGAGGACTGTGTGAGTGCCGCAGTTGTGGGTAATGATGTTTGGTGTGGGGTCGCCGTGTTGGGAACATCATTATCCGAATCACACAAGAGGTATCTTGCACAGTTCTCAACGGCAATCATAGCATTAGACCCTGATGCATTGCCAAAGACCCTACGTATGGCAAAAGAGTTACGAGGATATGTAGATGATGTTCGTGTCCTTCGCTTGAAAGACGATTTGAAATACCGTAACCCAACCGACTTTGAAAACCTAACCAACATAGGAGTACGATAATATGGAACTAGCCCTGATACGAAGCCTGATGGATAAGTCGTTTTATGATGACCATCGTGGCTCTAAATGCCCCGAACGATTGTTCAGCCAAGATGTGCGCAAGATTAAGAAGGCCATCGACACAGCCATGCAGAAGTATGAGCGGTCTGTCACGCCTGATGAGATTGAAGCACTGTTCATGTCAGACAATCCTTCACTGACTACAGCACAGAAGCAAGCATACAACAGCCTGTTCTTACAGGTGAAGAAGGAAGAGCCTATGGGCAAGGACGTTGCTCAAGAGGTGCTGTCCAAACTGTTTCAGCAGGTAGTCGGTGAAGATGTAGCCAACATCGGTTTCGATATGGTCAACGGTACAGCACAGAGCCTTGAGTCCCTGCGTAAGTTGTTGGAAAACTACGGCGATGACTTCATTCCCAATCTTAATATCGAATGGGATGATATCAGCATTGAGACTTTGCTTGCCAAAGCAGAGTTGGAAGCTAAGTGGACATTCAACATTCCTTCATTGGCACGGAAGATTGAAGGTGTGTCTGGCGGTCATCTGATTGAGATTGGCGCACGTCCAAACACGGGCAAGACATCATTCCATGCGTCACTGATTGCCGCTCCCGGTGGGTTTGCACATCAGGGTGCTAAATGTATCGTCTTGTGCAACGAGGAAGGCACAGACCGTGTTGGCTCACGATACCTGACAGCAGCCGCAGGTATGTCTGCTCGTGAGGTGCGAGACAACCTGACAAAGGCAAAGTCTATGTATGAGCAAGTGCGGAAGAATATCTTTCTCAAAGATGCATCTGGGTATGACATGGCGTGGGTAGAATCTATCGCCAAGACATTCAATCCAGATATTCTGGTGCTTGATATGGGCGACAAGTTCAAGTCAGGAAACCATGCAAGAGAAGACATTGCATTGCGAGAGTGCGCCATGTATGCTCGTCACATTGCAAAGATGTATGACTGTGCTGTGTTTTACATGTCACAGTTGTCTGCTGATGCAGAGGGTCGTGCGCAGTTAAACCAGAGCATGATGGAAGGTTCACGGACAGGTAAGGCAGCAGAGGCTGACCTTATGATTCTGATTGGCAAGTCACCTAACGCACAAGAGGTGCAGGGTGAGCAGGAAGATAGTCCGTTGCGTCATGTGAACATCGCAAAAAACAAGTTGAATGGTTGGCACGGTATGATAAACTGTGAACTCAACTATCAGACAGCGAGGTATGAAGGATGAAACTGACACTTGATGTAGAGAATACAATCACCAAGCGTGGTGGTAAAATGCATCTTGACCCCTTTGAGCCAGACAATACATTGGTCATGGTTGGTTGTCTAACCGACAAAGGTGAAGAGAAGTTGTTTACGTTTGACCATCCCGAAGTATGCACATCAGAACAGGGATACGATTATTGGTGCTTCCGTAAACTGCAAGCAATGCTTGACGATGCTACTGTGCTTATCATGCACAATGCGGCACACGACTTGCTTTGGCTGTGGGAGTCAGGCTTTAATTATGACGGGCCTGTGTTTGACACTATGCTTGCAGAGTATGTGCTACAGCGTGGACAGAAAGAACCACTGTCTCTTGAGGCTTGCGCTGAACGGTACGAGTTGAATACACAGAAGCAGGACACACTCAAGGAATACTTTGCCAAAGGCTACAATGTCCGTGACATACCTCACGATGAGTTGTCTAACTACCTGTCTGCTGACCTTCATGCTACACAGCAACTATCCGATAAGTTGATGTATCGTTTGAATACACCTGCTGACAGTGGCTTGATGGGTACAGTTGACCTGACCAATCAGGTATGTGTTGCGTTGGCTCGTATCTATCAGACAGGCTTCACGGTTGACCGTACCGCTTTGGATGAAGTGCGACAGCAGTTTGAGCAGGAGCGTACTACGCTACAGCATGACCTGCAGCAACAGGTTCGTGAACTCATGGGTGATACGCCCATCAATCTCAACAGCCCAGAGCAGTTGTCTTGGGTTATCTACAGCCGCAAAGTACTGGACAAGCAGTATTGGGGTAATACCATTGACCCATATATGGACGATGCAGACTTCCGTACACTGATTGCGTCAGGTACGGAGCGTGTATATAAGACCAAGGCAGAGCAATGCCAGAACTGCAGAGGCACAGGACAAATAAGGAAGGTAAAGAAAGATGGAACACCTTTTGCAAGACCCAATCGTTGCACGGTATGCAGTGGCAACGGCTATCGTCTGGTTGATAGTAATGATACTGCCGGACTAAAGTTCAAGCCCCCATCATCCAAGTGGGCTAGTGCCAACGGCTTTACCACCAGCAAGGGCAACCTTGAAGTATTGCGTAGTGCCGCACGAAGCAAGGGTATGACAGAGGCAGAGTCTTTCCTGACTAAAGTCAGTCGCCTGTCTGCTGTCGAAACATACCTGTCATCTTTTGTGGATGGCATTAACAACTACACCAAGGCAGATGGCAAACTGCATGTTCGTTTGCTGCAACACAGAACTGCTACAGGACGGTTCTCAGGTGCTGACCCAAACATGCAGAACATGCCACGTGGTGGTACATTCCCTGTCAAGAAGGTATTTGTGTCCCGCTGGGCTGACGGCAAAATTATGGAAGCCGACTTTGCACAGCTTGAGTTTCGTGCCGCCGCTTTCTTATCACAAGATGGAGTTGCTATTGAAGAAGTATCTACAGGATTTGATGTCCATTCCTATACGGCTTCGGTTATTTCTGATGCTGGTCAACCTACGAGTCGCCAAGAAGCGAAGGCTCACACTTTTGCGCCGCTATATGGAGCAACAGGGTTTGGTCGCACCAAAGCAGAAGCCGCCTACTACCAACACTTCACAGAGAAATATCAAGGCATCGGGCTATGGCATACCCGACTGGCTAAAGAGGCTATAAGCACACGCAAGATTACTACTCCATCAGGCAGAGAGTTTGCTTTTCCTGATGTAACCCGTAGCATGCGCGGCAGAGTATCGCACTTTACGCAGATTAAAAACTATCCAGTGCAGTCATTTGCTACAGCAGACATCGTGCCTATAGCATTACTGCACATTGAAAGTCTGCTCAAACCTATGCAGTCCTGCATTGTAAATACAGTGCATGACAGTATCGTAATCGACATACATCCAGACGAGGAACAGCAGGTCATTGACGTTATCAATCAGACCAACGAGACACTTCCAAGTCTAATCGTATCAAGATGGGGAGTACAATTTAATGTACCGCTTCTGTTAGAGGCAAAAATTGGCCCAAATTGGCTTGACACAAAGGATGTAGCCTGATATAACTATGTCTCATTCGCAAAACTCAGAGAAAGGAGTATACAATATGTCTCAAATCACAACGATTGACACAAACAACTACTCAGCAATGGCTAAAGCAATGGGCATTGCAGATGTAGGTGGTGGTGAACGCAAGCAAACCAGTATACTGGCACGACTGCGTATTAACCACAGCCCAATCATGGGCGAAGCAGATGTGAATGGTAAGACCGTAAACATGGAAGTTATTCCCGGCGGTACATACAAACTGGATGTGCCTGACGGTCCTACCTACTATGCAACTTCTGTGAACATCCGTCCTTACATGCAACGCTATATGTACAAGCGTTTCGTGAAGGGCAACGACAAGACACCTAATCGTTACGTTAAGACGGTCATGGCAGATAACCTGAACATTGACCTGAAGGACAACGATGGTGGCTTTAACTGTGGCAAACCTGCTGGCTACATTGAGGACTTTAAGTCCCTGCCAGAGAAGACACAAGACCTTATTCGCCAGATTAAGCGTGTCCGTGTCATGTTCGGTACAGTTGAACTTGTCAACGCTACTAACGACAAGGGTGATGCGGTATCGGTAGATGAGATGCCATTCATCTGGGAGATTGAGAATCGTGATGCCTTCAAAGATGTAGGCAGTGTCTTTACCAAACTTGGTAAGATGAAGCGTCTTCCTGTACAGCACATTATCGCTGGCAATACACAGGAACGTAAATTGCCTAACGGCAACTCATTCTATCTCCCTGTCGTATCTCTGGACTTGACCAACTCACTTGAACTCACTGACGTTGAACAGAATACCTTCGGTGACTTCATGGCATGGGTTCAGAATTACAACGAGTACATCATCAACGCATGGGAAGAGAACTCTAAGTCTAAAGAGGAAGAAGCCCTTGATGACCTGTCGGATGTACTTGACATAGACTTTGATGAGGAAGTAGAGGTAGCGTAATGAATCATCCTGCTGAACTGGCGTTGCATCAGTACTTGAGTAAGGCTGCTAATGGTAGCAGTACTATGTCAGATTCCACAATCCAGCAAGTATCGCAGGACGTGGCTGATGCACTCAAACGCCAGTTTGGTGGTGGCAACAAAAGGGATGCCTTCCGACTTCGTATGTCAAATATCGGTAGGCCATCCTGCCAACTCTGGTATGAGAAGAATAAGCCAGAGGTTGCACTACCAAAGCCAACCACATTTGTAATGAACATGATGCTTGGAGACATTGTTGAAGCTGTCTTCAAAGGAATCCTAAAGGAAGCAGGAGTACAATATGAAGACTCTAAAAAGGTTACTCTGGAACTTGGTGACCAATCCATTGACGGAACATACGATATTGTTATTGATGGTGCTATCGATGATGTTAAGTCAGCATCTAACTGGTCCTACATACACAAGTTTGAATCGTATGATACCCTGAAAGATGGAGATACATTTGGCTATGTTGGACAACTTGCTGGCTATGCTAAAGCCGCTGGCAAGAAGGCAGGTGGCTGGTGGGTAGTCAACAAGGCTAATGGTGACATGAAGTATGTGCCAGCCACAGGGCTTGACATAGACAAGGAACTGACACATATTAAAGACAACATACAGCAGGTAGACACTGCCCTTGTGCGTTGTTATGAGCCGGAGCCTGAGATATTCAACAGCAAGCCTACAGGCAACTATGTACTGAACAAGAACTGTACGTTCTGTTCTTACAGGTATGATTGCTGGGACATTACAGAACGTCCAGCAGTTATGTCTAAGGCAAAGCAGCCTAAAACAGTAGCGTATATTAAGTTGGCAAAAGAACATGCCGAATCATAAGGCGTTTCGTGCCGCACGTAAGTATGGATATAGGAGTGGGCTAGAGCATAAGTTATCTATCTACCTTGACGAACTCAAAGTTATATATGACTATGAGAAACTCAAGATTGAGTGGGAAGACTTAGCCTATCGCACCTATACTCCAGACTTCGTGTTGGACAATGGTATTATCATTGAGACTAAGGGTATGTTTACTGCCGCTGACAGGCGCAAGCATCTTGCCATCAAAAAGCAACATCCTAAACTTGACATACGGTTCGTATTTGAGAATAGTAGAAGAAAGTTACGCAAGGGTGCTAAGTCTACCTATGGTGAATGGTGCATCAAGTATGGATTTAGATACTATGACCGCATCATACCAGAGGATTGGCTCAAAGAGAAGGGTAAGAACAAACACCCTAAGTTTATTAAGTTTAGTGGAACCAAAGTGAAAAGGAGATAGCAATGGAATTTGAACCCGGCATTGAGCCAGAAGATTTTATCGTGAGAGTTCGTCCTATGATGGACGGAACAGATTGGACTGGGCAGATTGATATGTCAATTATTTCATCTCCTAATAACAATCTAGATGACGAATCATATGCACAGCTTATACATTTGTGTAAGATGATTTGTGCTACAGTTCCCATTATGGAGATGGACGAAACCTTTGGAGAGTATGTTCACAACTTTGTGCTAGCACACATCGACAAAGAAGAGATTATTGAAGATACTGAAGTTGACATTTCACATGAAGATGGTAATGTAGTTCATCTAAACTTCGGAACAAAAACAAAAGGAAATGCATGATGACTGACTACAAGAGTATCATTGAACGATATGATGAACAGGCTCGTCAGCTAAAGCAAAGTAAAAAGAGGGATGATATGGTGAATCATCCCCCTCATTACAATAACCAAGGCATTGAGTGCATTGAGGCCATTGCTGCGGCTACAGGAGAGGGCTATGAGTTTTATCTCCAAGGCAACATTATGAAATACCTGTGGCGTTATCGCTATAAAAATGGTACAGAAGATTTGAAGAAAGCCCGATGGTATCTGGATAAACTTATAACAGAGGTCGAGGGCTGTTACGATGATAAGAGTTAAGGTCTATGCCACACTTCAAGTAGACCCTGAAGAATATCCAATGCCAGCGGATGGCGATGTAGCCATTGAGATAGAAGATGCCTTGGAAGAATACTTGTATGAGATTGAAGGTATCAATGTTAGAGTAATTAAGACTATACAGGAGAACTAATTGAACAACTATCTACCCACGGACTATCAAAACTTTATCGCCCTTTCGCGTTATGCTCGTTGGAAAGAAGATGAGCAGAGGCGTGAGACATGGATTGAAACTGTATCACGATACTTTGATTATCTATCAGAACACCTTGAGAATAAGCACGGATATAGGCTTGCCTGTCAGCTAAAGGCTGATTTAGAAGAGGCTGTGCTTAATCAGGATATCATGCCAAGCATGAGAGCATTGATGACTGCAGGACCAGCACTAGACAGGTGCCATGTTGGCGGTTACAACTGCTCTTACATACCAGTGGATAGCCCTCGTGCTTTTGACGAGACAATGTATATCCTCATGTGTGGCACTGGCGTAGGCTTCTCTGTTGAACGTCATCATGTAGAGAAGCTGCCAATCGTCAATGAAGCATTTCATGCTACAGACACAGTAATTAAGGTAGGTGATTCACGTCCCGGTTGGGCAAAGTCATTGCGTGAACTTATTTCTCTGCTGTACGCAGGGCAAATTCCCAAATGGGATACTTCAGAGGTACGTCCTGCTGGCGCACGTCTCAAGACATTTGGTGGTAGGGCTAGTGGCCCAGCCCCACTGGAAGAACTCTTTCACTTTTGTGTAGAGAAGTTCAAGGGTGCGGCAAATCGTAGGCTATACCCAATTGAATGTCACGACATCATGTGTAAGATTGGTGAGGTTGTTGTTGTCGGCGGGGTTAGACGAAGCGCACTCATCAGCTTGTCTAACCTGAACGATGACCAGATGCGTCATGCCAAGGCGGGTCAGTGGTGGGAGAACGAAGGTCAACGTGCGCTTGCAAACAACAGCGTTGCCTACAAAGAGAAGCCACAGATGGGTACATACATGCGCGAATGGCTATCTCTGTACGAGAGTAAGTCTGGTGAACGTGGTATCTTCAACAGGCAGTCTGCACAGAAGCAAGCAGAAAAGAATGGTAGGCGTGAAAGTGACCATGACTTTGGGTGTAACCCATGCAGTGAGATTATCCTGCGTCCATACCAGTTCTGTAATCTTTCAGAGGTGGTTGTGCGGGCCTCTGACACGCAACAGACGCTCGTTGAGAAGGTTCGACTGGCAACCATACTAGGCACGTTCCAATCAACGCTGACGGACTTTAAATACCTTCGTAAGATTTGGAAGAACAACACTGAAGAAGAGCGTCTGCTGGGTGTATCACTGACTGGTATCATGGACAATACATTGATGTCGGGTAAGTCAGCGCACCTTGGCATGAACATTGGTCAGACACTTGAGGCATTGAAAGATGTTGCCATTGATACGAACAAAGAGTTTGCAAACAAGCTAGACATTAATCATTCTGCAGCAATCACATGTGTCAAGCCGTCAGGTACAGTGTCACAGTTGGTTGACAGTGCGTCAGGTATCCATGCTCGTCACAACCCTTACTATATCCGTACTGTGCGGGGTGATAACAAAGACCCATTGACACAGTTTATGGTATCACAGGGTATTCCAGCAGAACCAGATGTTATGAAGCCAGATTCAACCACAGTGTTTAGCTTTCCTATGAAGTCACCCTCTAGTGCTGTGTGTCGTACAGATATGACAGCTATTGAGCAGCTTGAGTTGTGGCTTACTTATCAGCGTTACTGGTGTGAACACAAACCATCTGTTACTATCTCTGTAAAAGAAGAAGAGTGGATGGACGTAGGTGCATGGGTGTACGAACACTTTGATGAAGTGTCAGGCATCAGCTTCCTGCCGTTTAGTGAACACACATATAAACAAGCACCCTA